GGATTACCATCTTCTCCTTCTTCTGACCAATTGTTTTGGATACTTCCATCAATTTTAGATGTGTTACCTAATCTTATGGTATTACCAAATCTTCCTTCTAATATATTATCTCCTGCAAAAGGTAATATTGGATGAATATTTCCATTTTCAATAAAAGTACCCCCACTTGCTCCATTTAAATCAATATCACTAGATTCATCATTAACTTTTCTTGCATTACCAGCTTCCATTTGTTGGTAATCAGATTTTTGTGAATCACTATTTTGGTTATTTAATGGATTTGGATAAGCATTTTGTTCGGGATGATTCCAAATAGATAATGGTGTAAAATAATAATAAGTTGTTGCTCCACTAATTTTACTTATTGAAGATTTATTTGGTAATTTAATTAATAATACTATTTCATTTACTAAAGGATAATTTTTTAATTGAGGGTAAAGTGGTTTAGCTAAATTTAATTTAGAAGAACTAATTGATTCATCAGAGGTTGGACTATCAACAATTTGAAATTGTATAGTCCCAATACCCTGCCATTCACCCGTTTGAGAGTATAAAGTAGAATTACTATTTAAGTTAATATCAATAACACGAGCAGCTACAACTTTATCTTTTAAAGAATCAAGTGCACCATCTACACGTCTTATTGATTTGGAAACAAAATTACTAAGAAAGGATAAACCTCTATTTACTGCCATCTTTATTTTCCTTACCTTTAAAAGAATTATTCAATTCATCTAATTGAGCCATAAGCTCTTCTTTTTCAGCTTCTGTAATTCCCAATGCATCATCACCACTACCATTATTAAGCGCACGCTGTACTATAGTAGCCATTTTAATTAATTGTTCATCGTTACGAACGCCAATTTCTAAATAATCTTTTATTAATGGAACAATTAAAGTTGCATCACCAATATCAGAAACTAAAGGTTTTAATTCTGATATGAGGCCACTAATTTGGGTTTCTTTTTTCTTTTGATTTTGGTAAATCTCACCTAAAATATCGGAGAATTTTTTCTTTCCAAATACTATGTTATCTAAATTTGCCATAATGTTTTGGTTATAAATATTATACCAATAAATTTATTGGAATCTAGTGTAACCGTGTTCTAAGAAATGGATATAATTACTTCTAAATATATCGTAAAGTTTATCGGCTATTTTTGTAATTTTTGGAGTTTTTACTTCAACCATTTCACGAATATAGATATAAAGTGCTTTTTTATTAAATACTTCTAATACTTCTCTTTTTCTAAATAATTCTAAAATTGCATCCGCTATTTGGGCATCATTCTTTTTTGGAAATAATTCTAATATGTTTTCTGTAGTATATTCAACAAATAAATCTATATACTCACTTAATTCATCTTTTTTCTTTCCATAATTATCTACATTATTCCAAACATAAGTTGAGCCTTCTTTTAATAAGTGGTCAGTTGGGACTTTTTTAATTTTTTTATTATAATTTTTAGTATTATATAATATTAACCATCTTTTAACTATTGTTCCAAAGTAAGAATATGCCTTAGCACCTTTACCTGGGTCAAATAAATGCATTTTGGTTAATAAAAAAGTAATAATTTCATGTTGTAGATGTTCTAAATTATTTACCTCAGTATGGTAAAATTTAAATGTATGAATTATATTTTCTGTTAACTTAAAAAACGCGTAATGAATTCGCGCTTCGTATATTTTAGATCTTTTTTCAGAATCCGAGGTGTTATTGTAAAGTACAATTGCATCCTCTGTGTCTTGAGTAAAATAATTTTTACTCTTTTTTCTTCTTTTTCGGGCCATTAGTCAGCTTTAAATCGTGATACATCTTCTTGTAACCTTTTTATTTGTTTAAAAAACCAACCAATTTCATCATCACTTTTAAAAATACCCTTAGCATCTATTTCTTTTAATCTACTTTCAGTATTTTCTATTTGTTTACTATATTCAGATATAAATCTATCATATCTTATGACTACGTCCTCAATCTTTTCTACTTTACGCATTAAATTTACTGTTGTGTAAATAAACACAACAATAGTTAAACTTAAAATTCCTATAATTATTTCTAAAATCATTATTATAAATTATCTAACATATTTTTTAAACCTTCACTTTTTACAGTATTTAATGCTCTGTTTTTTGTAGATGATTTTTTATTATTAGACAATGTAGTAACCTTTTTTTGCGTTTCCAAATTATTTTGAGAAAATTTTGGTAACCACTCCATTTCAAATTCTAACCTAGCAGCCATTAAATCAGCTTGGTGCAAAATAAATGGCAAGGATGTACGAGGTTTTTGTTCAGGCATGTAGGCAAATAAGTATTTTTTATTAGCTTCATCGTATAAACCATCATGTGTTTTAATTGATAACATTTCATTAAAAGTTACCTGGATATCATGTTGTTGTAATAAAAATAAACTTCTATCTGGGACGGAACAAAAAGGTACTTTTTTATTAAACATATAATCTTCACCTAATTTATCTTTTCTCCATTGATCTGTCTGAGGTATATAGGCTTCATTATCTTTATCTCCCATTTTACCTAAATCATGGTTTATAGCAGAAAATACTAATTCTTCTTTAGTAAATGTAGACATATCACAACCTAAATTTTCCCAAATAGGGAGTAATTGTAGTGCTGCATCAACTACTCTATTAACATGGTGGACATAACCACCTGGAAAAGCTGAATGGTATTCTTTTTTATGCGCTGCTGGCATTAGAATAATTCTATCTTCATATCTTTGATAGAATTTATATAATTGATCACCTCTATTACCTGAGATGTGTTCTTTAATGTTGTTTAGGAATACTTCCCAATTTGATTGAATTTGTTCTGCTGATAGTTTCATAACTGTTTTATTATTTATTAATATTTTTCCTTCCCCCCTGTGTTGCCTTTATTCTCATCCCATTTTTTCAAAAACCCCGTGATTCCAAGGTATATAAAATAGGTTAGGGAGGCACGTAATTTTAAACTTGTTTTTTTAGTTTAATAATTTTTAGTAAAAACGCGCATCTTTCATATTGTTCAATATCTGGATCTGAAAAATATTCAAGTGCTGATTCTAGTGCTTTTAAAAAAGGTTCTTTTTTGAATTCTATTAGTGCTTTTAGATCATTCTCGTCATCAATATCTATTTTTTTTATGTAATGCCAAGCCCTATTGTATATAGTAAAATCCGAAGCTCTTTTAGTATCCTCAATATCAAAATTAGGTTGTTCTTTTGACAAGAATTGTTGTAATTTTTGGTGAAATACCCAATTGTTTACTATAAGTTTTGTAAACATACCAATTTTGGCAAATGGTTTTTCTAAAAAATCTTTTTCAAGATTCATTAATACCTGAGCATCCTCTTTTTCATTAGGACTTCCAAATAATTCAAATAATTTATTTTTATCTATCATCTTTTACCACCGTAATATTCCCAAGCATGACCTTCTTTTACTAATGTTTTATTAACATTTACATCATCAACATGTAGAGTACCTAAACATCTTCCAAATTTACCAACTCCATGAGATTCTAAAACAAATTTATCTTCTTCTAAAAGTTCTTCTAATCTAATTTTTGCAGCTAACCCTTTAGCTTTTTCTTCTAAATCTCTGGTTCTGGATTCTGGGGCGTTTATGCCCATCATTCTAATTCTTACTTTTTTAAAGGTACTAAATCCTAAATCTACAAGAGCATCAACAGTATCACCATCAACTACTCTAACTAATTTTGCATTATATTTAAACATGTTGATTATTTAATTATAAATATTAAATTAATCCTCATTCTTAGCCAAAAATTTGGCGTTATATATAGCTTTTAGTTTTTGTTTCCTTTTTCGAGCGGAAGGTTTAATGAATTCTTTTCTCTTCCTTATTTCTTTTACAACACCAGTATCTCTAAATTTACGTTTAAAACGTTTTAGAGCCTGGTTTATATTTTCCTTTTTTCGGATTTTTACAATTAACATATTATTCTGATTCGTTAGCCCATTGATTATCTAACTCAGTAGAATCAGGAACTACAATAAATTTATTTAATTCATCTTCAACCTCTTCTATTTCTTTTTCAACATCTACTTTAATTTGTTGTAATTTTTCATATTCAACTACAATATCTACTTTTTTAGGATTTTCTGGGTGGTAACTCCAAAGTTCCTCTATAATTGTAACTGTAGCCATTAAGTCATTAATTAATTCTGACTTTTGGTTTTCTAATAATTGTTTTTTATTGCTCATAATTAGTTATTTATTTTAGTTATATTTAATCTTTTTTTCATATATCTATGATTTTGAGCTAATTCTATTTCTAAATTAGCATAGGTATCAGCCTCAATCACAATATTTTTTTCTACTATTCTATCTCCAATTTTAAAGCCATTTTTACATCTTTTAGCTTCACCAACTAGATAATCTATTTTATATTTTGCCATTAGTGTATTATTATATTAAATGTTTCTTCTGTTATTACTCTTTCACCAACATCCATATTAAACGTTGTTTTTGTAAATATTTTTAATGTATCTCCAACCATAGTATTATCTAAATAAAACTGTTGTCTGGGGTTATAATTATATCTACTATTGGTTCCTAACATAGTTACCGCATAAGGACATTCCCAACAAAAATTCTTTTGTATTTGATACCCTGCAATATTTAATGGAGGTTGAATTTGAGCTAAATCAGTGAGTGTATATTCTAAATTACCAACAGGAACAGGATTATTATATCCCCCACCAGTAAACCAACTTAAAACTGAGTAAGTAGGTACAGTAAATGTAAGACTATCAAATGCAATCCAATAATCAGAATCATATTCAGTCATAATTAAAGGAACATCATTAATAACATAATGATCTGCTAACTCATCTAATTCACCTCTAATAGTGAAATATTTTGGCCCGTAAAATTCAATGTGCCAATAACCATTTGCATCTTGATATGCATTAGGTTGTACTAATTCATCAATATAAAATCTTGAATTACAATCCCCATCTAAACATGGATAGGGAGCGATCTCCTCCTTACTACAACTAGCAAGGAGAAAACCAATTCCTAATATTAATAAAAACCTATTCATTATGCTTGTGCGTATTCAAGTGCAATATCAAACATTTTACTATTCAGATCCATATCTTGTTTAAAGTTTTTAATCTGTCTAGCTTTTCTATGTTTAGTACCTATTGTATAATCAAAATCACCTTCAATGATTTTTTCTTGGATTACATTAAATACACTCCATAAATCATCACCTTTATCTTCAGGTCTAACTGGAGTAATAAAATCATCCATATCAATAGTAATTCTCCTTAATTCATCCTCTGGGAATCTAACTGCAAGCATATCCTTAGCAAATTTAAGAATTGACTTTTGCTCCATTTTAGTATCAATCATTTTATTCATTGATTCTACTGTTAATGGTAATCTCTCAGTCATTTCAGTAACTTGTTTTTGTAATTCTTCAAAATCATATCCCATATGTCTAATTGCTACTTTTTCAAATTCATTAGTAGATACAACTAAACCATTTTCACAAACCATTCTAAATAAACCAGCAGTAAAGGTAAATGCATTTTTACCATCATGTGAATTAGTTAATAATATCTGTGGAAAAACAGTATCAATTGGGTTTTTCTTAGCAAATGTACCATCAGTTCTTCTATAACCTGTAGGAGAAGTAATTGATTCTCTAATATTATCAGGCATCTGATTAATTACAATATCTGGATTTCTAAATACTACAAGGTGTTTTTGAAAACCTCTAGTACTTTTTTGTCTAGCGTTAACTTCTTTAGCATCAATAACTTTCCATCCTAATAAATCCATATCATCAATTAACTTATCAGTTGGAATATGTGAATATTTCTTTGATACCTCAGGAGAAGGCTTAGTTGAGAAAATACTTGGAGCGATTTCTCTTAACTCATCTTTACTTTTAAATTCTGTACTTTGTAAATCTAACATAACTTTTATTTGTTTTTTAATTATTAATATACCGTAAATATACGAAAGGGAGCCTGGGCAGCCAAGCTCCCTGCGCATTACTTTTTATCTTTTTACCAATAAACTTGGTGAAACTGTATACATACCTCCAATTCTACCATCACCAACATCACTAGCTTGAACTTTAATATTCTTACTATTAATTTTGATAACTCTAAAATTTTGCTTAGGATCCATTTTTTTATGATCTATACCAACAATATCTCCAACACTAAATGATATTTTAGCTGAATATTGTAA